CGTGGTAACGCCGCTTGGGTTGTATCCAGATTTTTTGATGTAAAACCGGCCGGAGAAATTGCTGCCCACCTTTGTTCGATGAGCCAGCTCAAATAAATACATGGGCAGCTCATTAGCTGTGTCGCCTGTGTACTCCCAAAAAGCACTGATACGCCCAGAGCCTGAAATTAGGGTGTTGACCCTTGAGCGAAACTCATCCGATAACACCGTTGTGTCTACTGTTTCGCGCTCAGTATTGATTTCAAAGCTGTTTACTTGCGCCAATAACTTGGGCGCTACAGTCTCAACTTTTACTTTGATTGGAATAGCATTTCCTGGCGTCGCAAGAGCAACGGCGTTTGCTTTTCCGCCAGCGACTGCTAAAGCAAAAGTGTTGTAAAGCCTTATGCCGTCTAGCTCGTCAACAAAAATAAACTTTTTTACGCTTGAATCTGTGTAGCTGTTTATGAAGTCAAGGCCACTGCCATCTGTACTTGTAATCTCGATCTGATCGCCTGTTACCAGCTGGCCGTGCTCAAAGTCAAAGCTAAAACGTTTCTCTGTTGCATTAACGTCAGCAACGTCGATCGTCGATTGCAATTCGCTGCCATTAAAGACACGCTTGAGTTCAATTTGTCCGTGAGTACCGAGATATACCGTCATGAGATTGTTACGGTAGACAATGTTCCAGTGCCTTGGAACGCAATTTCAGCTCTAACAATGTCACCCGTTGCCGCACCAATAGATGCACTGGTGATATACGCCGTCAGTTTGATGTCGTTGTTGTCCGTTCCATCAACCCAACGAAAGGTCAGCTCAACGGTATCTGAGCTGCTAACACCGTCAGTGCCGGTTTTGTAAAGCTTGTTGAGAATGTTGGTGGTGTTAAAAGTGCCGTCGTCTTCCTTGTAATACAACAACGTGGCACTGCCGCTATAGCCGACGACACCGGGCACATAAACACGAATGTGCTCATTCAGCGTGGTCGTCTCAAGTGTTTCCAGGTTTGACGACAGCTGAAAATTTACGACCTTGGCAAGGGTCGTTCCACCGAGCTGCAGTACGCCATCTCTGCCGGTGTAGACCTTTGCCATCAGATCACGCCAATCAGATTCACTGTAACAGTGCTAATCCCAGGCCGCACCTGGACAACTTGTGGTGGGCCTTCATATCTGTACTGAGCTTGGCTGCCAGAAGTAGAAGCAGTTGTTGTTGCAGCAGGCGTGTTTGCTTGGCCCCCCATCCCAGAGTGAGCAGAGCAGTAGTAGTAAAGCGTCGGCGCACCAGTTGCTACCTGAATTCTTGTGTAGGAACCAGCTTGTCCAGGCGTTCCAAACGTTGTGACGCCAGTCGTGTACTCCGTTCCGCTGTTATGGGTGCCGTTGCTTGTTGTGGAAAAACGAAACGGATGACCCGCATTAGTAGCGTTTTGCTGGCTAAACAAATAAATCGTCCCCTCAGTCAACTCAAGGGTCTGCGCATTGGCGGTATAGCCATCGTTGTCGAAGCGAAAATAATTCTGGCCGCTATCAGCAACCACTTTGACGTTATAGGTCACCGTAGGAGTCTGGCTGTCTGTCGGCTTCAAAGCATCTTCGTTGCCCTCCCAACCGCCTAACGCTTGTCCAGGCAAGTTGAAAGTTTGGAACGTGCCTTGCACTTCGTCGTAGTGATCGAGAAAAAGCTCAGCATTGGGATCGCCGATGTTGGCGTAAGACAGGCTGAGCTTGACCTCAGTCCGTTCGCTGCCATACAAAATGCGAGTCTCTTTGCCGTTTTGAGCTTTGAAGACCTTGACCGGGTAACTTCCGGGGTCATAGCTACGGCTAGAGGGCTTGAGAATTGGGAAAGCCATTAGGAACGAACCGTAATAACAGAGTCACCTGCGATCAGCTTCGCAAGCTCGCTAACGCCATCATCATCGCAAGGATGCTCTGAAGCAACGATGTCCACTGTTCCCTCCTCAGAAAAGGTCAGCTGCTCTACGACGTAGACGTTCTGTGAAACAGTTGTGTTCTTAATCGTAAAAACGGTGCCATGGAACGTGCTGTCAGCAACAACTCCACCCGAAACCTGCATGATGCCCTCTTCTACATCTTCCGAACCAGTCTTGAAATATGAAACGTTGTGCTCTCCATCTGCCAACTCACTGATGCTGGTGACAACGCCGCTGCTGTTGACCGTTCCTGTGTTGGCTGCGCTGTACGGGGTGGCTTCTGTTATGACCTTGATGTAAGAACCTGCACGCAAACTCAAGCCATGGACGGTCGTGGAGAAGCTAATGGTGTGTGACACCAGCTTGCGAATACCCAAGAAATACTTCGCGACCTTGATCGCGTGCTCCTCTGACGTGCAGAACTGAGTCAAGTCAAACTGCTCTTGAGGCAGAAGACCTTCTTGGTCTGGCAGCTTGACTTCAACAATCTTTTCCTCAGGCAACTTGTTTTTAGTTTCTTTCCTGTAGCGCATGACTGCCTTGAAAGGCCTGCGTTCCTCGCTTCTTAGATATTCAAGCTTGTAGCTGTCTTCAAGAATGTTGCCAGCAGTAAACAACTGTTCAATCGGCACTGGACCAAGGTTGATTAGACCGCTGTCCGCCATGTGAGGAATGGCAGGCTTAAGTGAAAACTTGCCATCCATAATGACAAAGTTGCACAGGAAGTAAGGCGCTACGTCAGTGATGTACTGGCGGAGATTGGTTCTGTCACCAACTACTCCGTTAAAAAACAACTTCTGTGCGTGCAAAAAACGAGAGGTTTCTATAAAGTCATTTTGATCAAGAAGTTTTGGATCATCCTTGTCTATTTTTAATAGCTGTCCCGCTCCCCCCATGTCATCCGTCAACATGTAGAACACAAGGTCTGTAAACAGGTTGCTAGGGCCAAGAGCATCCCCGTTCGCAGGAGCATCTCCTAAGTTGTAAACAGAAAGATCAGGATGCAATCTCTTGACGTGTAAGCCGCTGCCGAGCCACACACGCATCTGATCCAAACTGACAAAATTACGACTCGCCTTTAAAGACAAACCCGCAATCGTCAGGTTGTTGTATTGAGGAGCCCTTGACTCTCCATTTTCGTCTACGTTCGGCATGACCTCGTTGACGTAAACGATGCTGTGCTCTGGCTCGGATTCGTTTGATTTCTGCACCAAACCTCGGTAAAGACTTAGGTCTGCATATTGACTTTGACTTTCAAATTCCGTATCACCCGTGAGAACAGCCTGTGGATCTACTTTTTTAATATCACCGACAACATATCTAAAACCAACTTGGCCGTAAGCCGTGATATACGGATTGCTGGTTGAAACGGTAACAAGATCTTCAAAAGTTTCATCCTGTTTCCACCCGTCTGTTGTCCCGTCTTGCTCAACAGATATTTGATCGCCAGGATGATTCCACCCCTGCGTCTCACCACTAAAATGATCAACTTGCTCTTTTACAGTTGAAGTCATGCTGACTCTGAGCGTTTTTGCCCCAACGGTGTAATTACGGACAATAGTTTTTGATTGGCCAATGTTTAAATTGCCTGCATCGCCAAAAAGCTCGTAATAATACGCTTGCGACCGACCCAAAGGGTTAGCCTGGCGATCTGTATCCGTAACCCGATAACGCTGACCCGAAAAAGTCATTGCTCCATTAGGATGATTTGGAACAAACGGGTTAGAGTTTGTGTAAGCAGTTGTTGAACCGCCATCCTCTGTAGAACCAAGGCCTCGCTTAAATTCAATTACATCATTAACGTTAAATTGATCCGAACTGCCTACAACGTCGCAGCCAACAAAAGCCCAAGTATTGTTTACTCCATTGTTTACGCGGGCATAATGACTTGCAGACAGCGCTGTTTTTCTGACTGTCCATTTAACGACAATCCATTTACCCGTACCAAGGCTTTCTCTTGTTTGCAGGCTCTTGGTGCCACCTACGTTGGTCGAATCGGCATCGCAACTGCCAAAAATTTCGTGGAAAAATGCGCCGTTTTTGCCTATACCAATACTGTCGTTGTTAGAGATATTTGCCTCTCTCTGAATTGCTTTTGCCATGACGACGTCGGCTTCTGTGTCCTGCGGCAGTGCAATACTGCGGGCAACAGATTGCGGAATATCTGCAGTGCCAGCTGAAGCTGTTGCCTGTGGATTCCTAATAAATTCCTTGTTCTTCTCAATTTGCCCTTTTTTGGACTCCGTACCAGCAAACACAATTCCAAAGCTGCCAAGCCCTGGAACGTCTGCGTTTTTACGGACCAAGCTTTCGGCAGAAGCTGTAAGCCTTAAAATTGGTTGTTCGTCACCAAGTGAACGCAGCTCAGACGCAGGGATGCCCACAAACTTAAATTCAAGCTCTGTTGGCTCAAAGTTCTGTGGATGAACAAAACGAATAAAGTTGTATTGATCGACTGGCCTACTGCCTGTTACAACAAAATAATGATCAATGCGTTGAAAAATAAACGCATCGCCATTTTCATCTAGACCGGCTTGGCGCACAAATACTTGAAATACAGATGATCGCTTAATCGCCCCCGTAAACGTTCCAGAACGCACCTGAACTTCCCTATCCTCAAAATCATCAAGCTCACCAGGAGTCGGAATAGTGTTGAACGCGCAAATACCATTTAAACGCTGAAAGACCTTACTGCGTAAACCAATCTCAGTAACAACAGCGGGCCTGTTGTTTCTGACCAAGCCTGTTGCAATAGACGTAAGAGGGAAAAATGCAGCGCCAATCCCGCCTTTATCGGCAATAAAATCTTGACTAGGTTGTATAACCTTGGTCCGACTAACCAGACCAACTGTTCGCTGTCGCGATTCGTCTGAATCAAGGCAACGCAGCGTAATGAACTGACTTTTGTTGTCATCAGGCTCATATCGCTCCAATGCCCGATCGACCACTTTCCAAAGAGTATTGCCGATGGCGAATCTTTCACCAAGTTGCATTGCGTCGTCGGCTGCAATCTGCTCTGCTTCAACTGTTGAGTTTATGTCGTCAACCTTTTCGCCTCCTCTATTTTTACTGCGCTGATACTTGTCTACAGGAATCTTTGATGGGTCAATTTGAAAAACAAGCTTATCATTCGACCTTACCTCTACCTCAGCCCTAAGCTGCCCGGAATAGTTGCTATCAACAGTTACTTCCCCGCCATTGTTTCTTTTGATAAGCTTGACTAAACCCATTCTTGGGCTGTACTGACGACCCTCTCCCTCTTGATCTTGCTTGCGTACTTTCTCTAAAAGATCCTCGTCTCCAATGTTTATATTAAGATCTTTGTCGCCAACAATTTTTATGCGGCGCAGCGTTAATGCATGAGCCTGATTGTTTTCAGTGCCGTCAATAATAGGCACTGTTTCGTAGTTAACCCTGTAGCCATTGCCGTTTGGAATTGCCCCAAACATCCCGAACTGGGTGTTGTTTGCAGGGGAATACGCATGGCAAAAATCTGGACTTTTATCAGCAACATTGCTTGGGCACAAAAACATATCATCGTCAGACGCAACATCCCCACTGGGATCTCCAGAATCTGACCCGCCTTGCGTTCCATGAACAAGGTTGGCAGCTCTTATTCGGCTTTTACCAGAAACAGTCGTGTTCCTTTTCCAGTAAAAAGCGAAGAAGTCTTGGTGAATAACGTCGAGCGCATTGTTGCCAAGAAAAATGCCTTCAAGATCAGGGCTTGCAATACCGTCAGGGCGCTCATCATCTTCAACACCTTGCTCACCTACCACAAACATCAACTTGGCTGATTGCTGCGTTCCATGGCTAAACATCCGTGACCACACCAGCTTTGGCGTGACAAGCATTCCGCCAACCCTTTCCGCTTCGTTGTAAAGACCGAAAATGATTGGAACGGGTGAGCCGTAATCCGCAAGCTCGTTGAGCGTGTCAAAACCCCGGCTTTGCGTAAAACGGTTGCCAGCGTTTGTGCTGCCAAGGTCTAGCTGTGACCGCTTTGATGCCTCTGGCATCTTGGGCTTTGGTGCCAGCAGGTAAGCAACACCAGTCAACACAAGACTGGCAGCTGAAACGATTAGCGCATACACTCCAGGCTCTAAACCCGTAGCCTGTATATCTGGAATGTTTTTATATTCAGCCGGGCGTACCACGCCCTTACGTCTTACTTCAGCAGCAAATTTGCAATATTCATCCTCGGTTATCCCAATCGTTTTGATTAACTCTTTCTCGAACGGAAGCAGTGGTACGTCGTAAACAGACGGGCCGAAGACCACTGAACCTTCTCCGACATTCGATTGACGTACAAGATTCCCGTCTGCCATGTGACTGCAAATGCCCAGGATTGCTGCGGTAGCAGCAGAATATCCCCATCATACTGAGGTCGATCTGCGCGGAAACCCCAGCGCATAAGGTCTCGGCAGATCTCCCATTTGCTTGCCTCGTACCAAGACTGTTTGAACGGTGGCGCGTCAATGCCCATTCGCTCCAGTGCCTGATAACACATGTGGATGCAGTCGATATGGCCGTCACTGCCGTCAGCGCCAAAGCGATACGGCATTCCGATTAGATCACTGCAGTCGGACACTGTTGCTAATCGGCAAGTTGCCCACCATGCGCTGCGTCAATGAACGCCTTGGTACGTCCGTCCCAACAGCATCCAAAACAGAACTTAGCTCTAGATTGCCCGCCAGTGACTTGGCCGGTGTAGGTGTGGACAGTGGTGTGCGTTGCCGTAAGGCCAGAGTCGGGGTCAGAGTCTTCGATGATCAACACTTCAACCTCCATCAAGTAGCTGCCGTTAACAGCGTTGACGCCCCACGACCTGCTGAGGTCATTGTTTGGAAAAACCAGTGTTGCTTCCATGCCGTCACCTGTGCGGTTGACGGTAACACCAGAAAAACCAAACGGAACAAACTGGTACTCAACACCGCCGTGCGTCAGCTGTTTGTTGATAAAAAAGTTTTGAAACCGAAAGTCAACGGTGTCCTTGGGCGTAATCCTTAGGACGTGGCCAAAAGCAAACTGCGTCACATTCCAACCCTCTTACGAGTGCTGCTGCTCATCTGCAACCGCTTTAGTGTCTGTTGTTCGCCCTGTTTAGCACCCTGATTAGCGGCCTGCCTCATGCCAGCTTGGAACTGATCAGCCGTCACATAGTCAACGTTGTTGATACGTTCCACGGTGTAGCGAACGTCGATTGGTGCGGCAACTGCTGTTCCGCCACCTTCGCCTGACGTTCCAGATGCTCCTGTTTCTGGAATGACAGAAGAACCGCGAGCACCACGCGAATAACGCGCCATGCTCTCACGCATCTTGCTTTCAGGAATGATGTACTCAGACTCTCCGCCTTCACCGACAAGAGCTTTAGTTGGACCGCCTACATACGCACCCTCCGCCGCTGAAATACCAAAACCTCCGCTTGAGAATGCTCCTGAATAATCGATATTCCCCGTTAATGGAGCTTCAGCACCGCTGCCGTAACTGCCGCCCATCCCAGCAAACGCACGAGCAATGCCAATCGCGATGTACGTCGCAATCATTTGCGTTGCTACTTTTTCTAGGATTTGTTGCTGGCGCAGCTCAGCCTGCTCAACCGCGTCTAGCTGAGGAAGCAACTCGTTATACAACTTCAAACGTTTTTGCAGATTTGCTATTTCTTGTTTAGCCGCTTTTTGTTGGTCTGGTGTACCTTTTTTAAGCAGGATATTTTGTGCAGCAATTTTATCGTTTATATCAGTTTGAGCATCTTCTAAACGACGCACTTGCTTTATGCGCAGTTCTAGCATTTCGCTTTCATCGCTGCCGAATGGAGAAGCAAGTCTTCTGGATGCGTCGTCGATGGAACGCTGCAGATCTTTTCCTATACCTGCAGTTTGTTGTCCAGCACGT